TGAGTGATCTATATAAAGAGTGTTCAAATCCAAATGATCCAGAAGATAAATCATTATGTATATTGGTACGAGATGGTTCACCGTTTGATGGTGCAATAGTAAGATATACAACATTTAAATTAATAGAACAGGAATTGACGGGAGATGATATAGCTTGTCAATATGAATATGAAATTGAAGTGCCACCACATGATATAAAGCATAAAATTACCAATGAAGAAGGTAAAGAATTTGAAAAAAATCTAGGTAAATGGGTAATAGAAATTATACAAACACAAATGGACAAACATGCAGCAGCGGATAGAGACATTAATACTGAAAAATCTGATACATAACGAAGAATATTCTAGAAAAGTTTTACCTTTTCTCACCAAAGAATATTTTATGGAACATACAGATAAATTGTTGTATGAACAAATAGATTCTTTTATTAATAAATACAATAATTTACCTACTAAAGAGGCATTAGTTATTGAATTAGATGGTACATCATTAAAAGATGAAGAATTTGAAAATGTAACAGAATTGTTAACTTATCTGGAAGGACAAAACGATGAGAAATCGGACATTCAATGGTTATTGGAAACAACAGAAAAATTCTGTCAAGACAAAGCAATCTATAACGCCGTTGTTAAGTCGATTAAAATATTGGATGAACCCGAAAAATCTAAGGATGACAAGGGTGCTATTCCTGAGTTGCTTACCGATGCTCTTTCTGTTTCTTTTGATCCTCATGTGGGCCATGATTACCTTTTGGACTCTGATGATCGTTATCTATTTTATCATAGAACCGAAAAGAAAATACCCTTTGACCTTGAATACTTCAACAAAATAACAGGAGGTGGGTTATCTTCTAAAACTTTAAATATTGCTCTTGCAGGAACAGGTGTCGGTAAATCTTTGTTTATGTGTCATGTTAGTTCTAATGCCTTATCACAGGGTAATAATGTTTTGTATATTACATTAGAGATGGCAGAAGAACGGATAGCAGAAAGAATTGATGCAAATTTGTTGAACATTCGATTAGATGATTTGGTAAGTTTACCTAAAAAAATGTATGAAAAGAAAATAGAAGACCTCAAGAGTACGGTTAAAGGTAGATTGATTATCAAGGAATATCCTACAGCTGCGGCAAGTACAAATCATTTTAGAGCATTATTGAATGAACTAAATCTCAAGAGAAATTTCAAACCGGATATAATTTTTGTTGATTATATTAATATATGTTCTTCGGCAAGAATTAGACCCGGACAATATGTTAATTCGTATAGTTATATAAAATCGATTGCAGAAGAACTTCGAGGGTTAGCGGTAGAATTTGATGTTCCTATTTTGTCGGCTACTCAAACGAATAGGCAAGGATTTCAAAATACTGATGTGGGTCTTGAAGATACTAGTGAAAGTTTTGGACTTCCCGCAACAGCAGATTTTATGTTTGCGATTATTAGTAATGAAAACCTGGAAGAAGCAGGACAAATGTTAATCAAACAATTAAAAAATCGGTATAGTGATATTACTTCTAATAAGAAGTTTTTAGTGGGAGTAGATAGAGCAAAAATGAGACTTATCGATTTAGGCGATGAATCTCAATCTGATTTGGTAGATACTGGTAAAGAAGAAAAAGAAGATGTCCCAGTATTCGATACAGTCTCAAAAAAGACTAAAAAGGATTTTGGGGAGTTTAAATTTGAATAATGCAAAAAGTTTTAAAGATAATGGTTATTTAATCATTCCAAAAATATTATCAGGAGAACTATTAGATTTTATAGGTATACATGCCTATAATAGAGCAAGAATTGGAGATGGAGCATGGATGGAAGATCCTCAAGTTCCAAATACACCAAGCTTTTATGGCGATTGGGTAATGGAAAATTTATCGGATTTTTTGTTACCGAAAATAGAATCAGCATCAGGTATGAAGTTACTACCAACATATACCTATTTTAGAGTTTATAAGGCCGGTGATATATTAAAAAAACACAAAGATAAAATTGGTCGCTGTGAAATCTCAATATCAATGTCTCTTAGAAAGAAAGGAAATATTTGGCCAATATACATCACCGATACAGCTGTAATGTTGGAAGAAGGTGATGCAGTGTTATACAAAGGATGTGAAGTAGTACATTGGAGAGAACCTTATACTGAGGGAACGAAGCAAGCACAAGTATTTCTGCATTATGTAGACGCAAATGGACCACTTACAGAGTGGAAGAATGATAAAGAGACTAACAAATATTTTGCACAGGACAAATAGAGGTTAAGTTTGAATGATGATAAAGTTGTAAATCTGGAAAAATATAAAGCAGAAAGAATAGAAAAAAGAAAAAAAGAAGAACAGAGTCGATCTGTTCCTACCCTCAAGGCATTCTTGCCAAATGAGTATTACATTTTCCCTGAAATGGGGTTAATGATCCATGTCCTATTTCTTACGGACAAAAGTGTACATTACGACAATGAAGCAGTTTATATGATGGAAGACCAATTTGGCAATTTTTTTGCTGATGTGGTTGAAGAAGAAACTTGCGATGGATGGCATCCACTCCACAGGGATGTATTTATGGATGCTATAGGAAAAAACGAACCACCAGAACCTGAAGCATCTTAAAGGTGTGTAGTATTATAAATATATCAGTAAATAGGAGAGCTCAATGAAAACATTTTGTGAACTAACAGAAGCAAGAATAACTCTACCAAAATACGCGCCGGGTTCTGAATTTACCTTAAATGATAGAGATCCAAATAGTGTTCATAAAGCATTATTTTCTCTTAATTATAAACCAGGAGCTGTATTTAAAAAAACTGAAACTGAACCTACAAAGGAGGTGGGAGAAGGTCCTTTGTCTGTTACCTTAGAAGATGAAAAGAAAAAAATCATTAAAGTTTTAGGAAGTAAATCTTCATTACATAACGCTTTTAATGTTGGATCGCTAAAGGGTGGCGGAGCAATGAAAGCGGCAGATTGGGAAGAAGTTATTACAATTGCTCATAATAGAGACAAGAAGGGTATAGATAGCGATGCAGCCGCCAAATTGGGAGATATATCTTTACCAATTAAAGATAGAGTATTAGCAAATATAAACAATGGTAATGGAAAAAGTATTATTGATGCTGTAAATTTACCATCAAAACCAATGATACATTATGGTAGAGGAAAAGGATCCCCCTCAAAATTATGGTCAGATACTTTTAAAGATTTGAACATAAAAATGAATCCTAAAAGTATGACTCCAAAAACAGATATGTATATTGGTGATATGAGAATTTCTTTAAAACAAACTGGTGGATCTCAATTAATGAGTGGATATGCAGGAGATACAGCCGGTGTTATAACTGCTGCATATAATAAAGCCATAAAAAATAATAAAATCGATAGTGCCGCATTAAAAAAGTCTTTTGAATTTATGTATAAAGATGTAAAAGATAATTTTTCGAAATCACAAGATGTTGGTTCTGGTTCTAGAGAAATTACAAAGAAAGCAAAGTCGGGAGCAACATTAAATGCATTAGAACGTGCGGTAATGGAAACTGTTCAAAAGGGTTCACAGGTACAAAATCATTTTAGATGGATATTTTCTGAACATCCAGATGTAAAATATTATGCTATAGAAGAAGCTATGACAGGAAATATGAAATTTTCTGATGATAAGTCAATATCAAATTACTTAATGGTATTTAATCCTAGTGGATCAGGATCTCATATTGATAAAATTGATAAGTCAATAATTAAAGGTTATGTTTCTAAAACAACTTTTTCTGTTGGAATTAAATCAGCAGGAAGTAGAGGTGCACTTTCATTGAGAGGTATTGTTAAAGATGAATATGAACCAACATATGCAATGAAACGAATTATTTCAGAAGCATGGGATGAAATAGGAGAAGATAGAATATATTTATCTGAAGGATTATGGAAAAACATAAAAGATAAAGCATCTTCAGCTGTTAATTGGGTAAAAGATAAAGGCTTAAAAGTATTAAAAATGCTTTGGGATAAAATTGTTAATAAAATCATTACACTCTTACAGGAAGGTTATGGATGGATTCAAAGAATTTTTGGATGGTATCCTGATGTAAGATTAACATCTAATCCTCGTTATGTCTAATGTTTGCATTCTATAACTTTTTAACTGAACAGAAGAACCTTCACATGGAGCACCTTGAAGATGAGGTGTTGAATCATGGAGTAAAAGGAACAAGAGGAGCAATAAATTTCCTTCAGGGTTTACGTGATATGTTAGCGGGCAATGCTTCATCCTCTGTGAATGTTACAGTAAAATGGGATGGAGCCCCCGCAGTATTTGCTGGTATTAATCCAGAAAATGATCAATTTTTTGTTGGAACCAAAGGAGTATTTGCTAAGAATGCAAAGATAAATTATACTGAAAAAGACATAAATTCAAATCATTCTGGAGGATTGGCATCAAAACTTAAAGTTGCTCTCAATGAATTACCCAAGGCAAACATAAAAGGTGTTTTACAGGGTGATATGATGTACACGGAAGATGATTTAAAAACTGAAACTATTGATGGTGAATCTTATATAACTTTTCAACCAAATACAATTGTTTATGCTATACCGAAAAAATCTAAATTGGCGGCCAAAATCAAGTCCTCTACTATGGGAATCGTATGGCACACTACTTATAGTGGCGATACGATGGAGGGCATGACCGCCTCTTTTGGCGTAAGTTCAGGAGCATTCAGAGAAACTAGTTCAATATGGCAAGCAGATGCAAAATTTCAAGATACATCTGGAAGTGCTACCATGACAAAGAAAGAAACGGCAGATGTTACTAAAATATTAAATGAAGCTGGAAGGTTATTCAAAACATTAAATTCTAATATTTTAGAGATGATTGCAGATGACTCTCAAACAGGTTTATTAATAAAAGCATATACTAATAAGATGGTAAGACAAGGACAAAAAATTTCAAATGTGAGGAAACACACCGCGGGACTGATTGCATTTGTATATGATAAGTTGAAAGCAGATATTGATAAAGTAAAAAGAGATGATACTAAGGAAAAGAAAAAAGAGGTGATGGATAAATATGTAGGATTTCTTAGGAAAAATTCAAGTGAAATTGTTAAGGTATTTGCACTACAAAATTTACTTATTGATGCAAAACTATTAATTATTCGTAAGCTGGAGAAAGTTAAATCTATAACAACATTGATGAAGACATCTACAGGATTTAGAGTAACAGCACCAGAAGGATTTGTTGCTATAGATACACTTAAGGGTGGAGCAGTTAAATTGGTTGATAGAATGGAATTTTCAATGCAGAACTTCAATGCAGCAAAAAATTGGGATAAGTAAAATAAAAATCGAGGGAGGGTTATTAAATGAGAAGCTTTAAAAAATATTTAGATCAAGGATTTCACGAAGGATGGTTTTCTAAAAAAGATCCAGAAGATGAAGATGAAGAAAAATTACAGGATCTTGGTATGAAAGCTGCAGGTAGAGGCAGCTGGTCTAAAAAAGATCAAGAACAATATAATGATCTTTGGATGAAGATGCACAAAAAAGGACAAACACCAACAATGACACCTCCGGGTGCATATGATGATGATTCTTGGGGAACTAAAACTACTAAACTTCATAAGAAACTTAGACTTACTAAAAAAGATCATCCAAGTGTACTTTCATAATGAAATCTTTTAAAGGATATCTGAAGGAAGCACCGGCATGGACACAGAGTTTGTCTACCATGTTGTTTGATCTACCAAGAGCAGAGTTGGCAGATGTAAAGATTCCATTATCTCCGTCTATATTCAGTAGAGTATGGCCAAAACCAGTTCGTTCAAAGGTATTTCATTTAACTGATTTTGATGGTGTTAAAAAATTAAAAAAAATGCAAGGAAAGAAAAGATCAATTTCAGCATTTTATAATATTGACCCTTATATAATCTCAAGTGGAATTAAGTCGGAAGGTGGTTATGTTGTAGAAATGGATGGAGATGTTCTTGTCGCTGCGCCAGATGATATATCAAGTCAACCAGACAAAACAGGTAGACGGTGGTTGTCATGGAGTACACTTATTAGAGAAATGGGTGGTGGAAGTAAACTCAAGAAAATGGAAAAGGATATAGAGAATTTATTAGTAGAGATTCTTATTAAAAATGATATGGGGCCATACAAGAAAAAATTGACCCCATATGAACTTAACAAAGGATGGTCTTATCTTGGTAAATCAGTTGGTGGAAAAGAAAAATCAATAATTATCAAAGATTACATTGATGGAATGGAAAAGATTATGAAGAAGCATTCCAAACAATTACGTTCTCTATTTACAGATTATGTCGATAACAGAGAACTCACACCAGATCCAGATAGTGGTGAATTCGAATTATGGGATGAAATAGTAGTTAATAATTTTAAGATTAAAAAGATTCATGTAGGGCCAGAATTTGCAATGGACTTTGAAAAGGGAGGCGATCTCGAGGATGAAAGTAAGATAGAAGGATTTCCATTTGAACTATATGATGATGTGGGAGATATGGCAGATTATGTTACTAGAACAAGTCAAAAGGGAAAATGAAATCATTTAAACAACATATAGATGAAAAAATAGAATTTTATTTAGATAAATCTAAAGATAATACTGAAAAATATGTCGCACATGATGGTGATTATTGGTATACAGGTAAAATTGGTATGAAAGGTGGAGAGATGTTTTTGAAGTTTACGGCAATAAGTGGAAAAAATAGTTATTTTGAAAAGGCTAAGTTAAAAAAGACAACACCAAAGGAAATTGAAAAAGATGTTGGTATAACAGTAGATTCTAAGAAATTTTATAAGAGATGAAAACATTTAAAGGATATCTAACAGAATTTGCATCATATAGTACTTCAGAACTTGTGTTTAGGAATAATGGTCAAGGATCAGGATCTTCAGGTTTAATGATTCCTATTTCTGGGCCTATGTTCAAAAGGATATGGCCGGATACGATTCGTACAACAGTTTTTCATACAACTGATTTGAGGGGTCTTCCAAAATTAAAAAGGCTTGAGGGAGGAAAGAAAACCA